ATCGCGTTTGCTTCTGACAGCGCAATCGCTATCGCTTGCTTTGGATTTGTTACCTGTCTACCCGAACCGCCAGACTTGAGAGTTCCTTCCTTGAACTCTCCCATGACCTTGCTGATCTTTTTCTCACGCTTGCTTTTGGCCACGGTCAACCTTTGAGTAATCTACACGGTAGTAGCCGTCTTCGCCCATGAACACGGCTGAAGGATCAACCTTAATTAACTCTTGAGCTATAACGCCTTCAGTTGGGTCATCAACATTCATGGCTTTCGCTGTGTCATTCCAAGTCCATGTGTACCAGCCAACACCAGGCTCAACCTCGCCAACCTTCATGACGTTTTCTTTCAAGCGTATGTCAGAAAAGAATGGTGCGATTGTGGCAGCAATACTGGCACCTTTCGAGAATGCGCTTGGCTTTTGATAAGCTTGATTTTGTTGAGCGCCAACGCTGTAACCAGATTGAAATCCTGGCATGAACGGCTGAGCTTGCCCAAGCACTTGGAAACCTCTTTGCATTCTCATAAACGGCTCATCAGCCTGTTGAGTAGCAGCTTTGTATTGAGCATCAAGTCCGCGCTGCTGTATGCCTCTGCCCGCTGCGCCTAGTCCGCCAAGCGTGCCAATCTGGCCAGTTAGCATGTCGAAGCCTTGACGGCCTAGACCCGCAATACCTTGAGCACCTGCGCGAGCTCCTTGTTGGCCAGCTTGGAATGCACTCAAGGCATCGCCAAATGCACCACGAGTTGTTCTATCAAGGCCACCTGCAGCGCCTTGCATACGAGCCATCTGGTCACCAAATATGCCAGAACCTAGTTGTTGAGCAGACTGGAAGTCTCTGCCCAAGCCCGCTCCTATATCAGCTTGTCGGCCCAGAAGAGAGCCGATACCTTGCAGACCAGACAAACCAAGCTGCCCACCTTCAAGTGCGCCACGCTGAGCTAATTGCTCAGCACTCAAGCCAAGATTAGCTGCTTGCTGCGCGGCACTAATTCCTGTCTGAGCGCCCGCCTGACCAAGCTGCCCTGTAAGCTGAGCAGCTTGCTGTCTACGCCCTTGTGCCTGCTCAAACGCCTGCTGTGCGGCCTGTTGAGCCTGTTGGAATCCTTGTGAGCGCAACTCTGCGCCTGTCTTAGCCTGTTGCTGCAGCACGTTACGACCAATTTCTGCTTGTGCTATAGCGCCACGAGAGCCTCCAAAGGCACCAGAGCGCACCGCTTGATCACGCGCAGCTATCTTTTGTTGTTCGCCTAGTCGCGCAATCTCAGCTTGTTGTGCGTCAATCACGTTTTGAGTGAACGGGTCCATGAAGCGGCTTACGCTTGATGGATCAAACTGCCTCCCTGTTCCCCGCAGTCGATCAATGCCTTGTCTTGCCGTGCCTATGCCCATCCTGCCAGCGCGACCAAGGGCTTGGCCTGCTTGACCAACTTGCCTTCTAGCACGCCTAGTTGCCCCCATGGCACCTGACTGAGCACCGCCAACCTGATCCATAATGCCACCTGCAGCATCACCTATGCCGCCAGCAGCACCCATTTGCATAGCTCTAGCGCCCTGATCCATAAACTGTGAGCCCATGCGAGGATCATATGCACCGATACTTTGTTCATACAGTTGACGAGCGCGAGGGTCCGCAAACATGCCTGCAGACCTTGGGTCAAAACCTTGAGCAGATTGTCTGAATAAGTTTTGCGCTTCAGAAAGCTGCTGACCGAAACCGCCAAGGCCTTGAGATAAATTGCGAGCCTGCACCTCTAACGGAGAAAGACCAGCTATTTGCTGAACTGGTATGGGTATAGGGCGCGCTAGCATCCCGTATTCGGGGTTGAAGTACAGATCTTGTAGCTGTCTTGCAGCTAATTCTTGTGCGGGATCAGCGTATGTTTGTTGAGCACTTGGCTGAACTGTGGGTACAGCTGTTTCAACTTCTTTTGTTTTTGAGTCAAAGATTCCCATTAGGCCTTCCTCATCGCCTTTTCACCGGCACGCTGTAGCGCATACATCATGCGAGCGCCCTCTCTACGCTGCTCTGCCTTAGACTTACCAGCACCTTCTAGCCTTCCAATACCCCTAACAGCCTTGGCGTTTACAACAAACTCACCATCGCTAAGCATCGCGGGTATGTCGTCAGATGTTTCAGTGCCTGGGCCAGAGATAGGGCCATTCATGCGAGGAAAATCAACATCGCCGCCACCTGCAAACCCCATCATGTTGAGACTTGCGCTTGAGGGAGAGGCGCTTTCTTCGCTAGGCATAAATTGGCCTGCAATTGTTTTTAAGTCCGCACTAAGCCCGCCTGAAGGCTTCTTCCCTGTCTTTATAAATTCTATTAACTCTTCACGAGTCATATCTTCTATACGCTTTTCAGAAAGACCACCAATGCCGCCAGAACGCGCAGCCATATTTGCGTTGTAATTCTGCATTCCTTTCAAGGCAATATCTTTAAGGCTACCTAAACCTTTTGCAGCTGCGCCGCCAAGGGCGCCAGCCCCTTGAGCAAGAGCGCCTCCTGCAGCCGCAGCACCTTGGCCTATTGCGCTCATCAAGCCACCTATAAACATTCCTTGCGGCTCAAG